CGATATGTGGATTCTATCTCATCCCCGCAAATTTTGCAGCGGATGGCATTCTTTACTATTCTCATTATCTTTCTCCGTTAAAATAAGCGCAACAGACTGACCTTCGGCCTATGCAGTCGAAAGTCAGTCTATTTTTATGCTCGTATTTTGCTTGCCGACCGAAGGTCAAAAACAACGATTCTTCTATCCTCATCCAACCGCCCAGGGATGCGATAAGATTTGCTGCTGTCCCACCCGAACTCGACTGTGAGAATTTGGCATAACCGGATGCTCGTTAAGTTGAAGCCACCAATGCCGTGGTAGACGTCTTGAGGAACGCGGTGGGAGTGAAAGTCCTTCTTCTTATACGGGGACATGACCAAGGTGTTCCCATCATCAGCAATCATAAAACATACATATTTCGGACTTCCAATGCCACGCAGAGCGTCCACAAATATGTGAATGCGGTTATTTCGGAGATAGAATGATATGTATGTGTCTGCCATATTATTTGACGCCCTTTTTGGTTTTCCAGGTTTCTGCGGTATTGAAATCAAATAACATCATCACCTTCTGGTTGGCGGTTACCAGGCGACCTATGGCACGATAATTATAATCCATATCCAAGCCCCAGGACTTATATACCTGCTCTCCGAAAAGCCGGGATTCCATATTGCGGATGCTGAATTCTTTGGTGCCTTTTATCCATCGGATGCTGTTTTTGTCGCTTGAGGAAACTGGTAGCACAATGAGGCATTTGGTACGAGGGTTTACCTCAATACGCACATACTCACAGTTGTTCAGAGCGGTAAGCACCAGCTTGCTAAATGACAGCTTTGTCGGCCATATGGTACAGGTCGCATCACTTTTGCGAGGGAGATGAACAAACATATCTGATGCAACAATTTGGAAACCCTCTAACGATACTTCCTCGATCGGGTTAATCATGTTCATATAGATACCTCCTTATGTTTTGTCAGTTGAAATGTAGCCATCGGCAAGGTTGATTTTATAAGACTCTTCATGCTCCTCAACGGGGGTACCAAAATACTCCCGCCATTCACCGGGCAGATAGGACTTCGACTTCTTGCCTTTGACGAACAACTCAAAATCGGTTAGTTTGAAAAGGTAAAGCATCTCACCATCGCACACAGCGGGCTTTCCCATCATTTTGTACCGATATTGCGTGTCCCACCCCATAAGGTCAAACACCTTGGCTGCGAAGATTTTACAGAGCAGATCGCGGTTTAGTAGTTCCTTTTCGCCACCACCTCTTGCCCAACGAAGTGAGTCTGGGGCATCTGCATCACAGGGGCGGACAATGAGTCTTTTTTGCTCCGGGTGAATAAGAATCTGTATGTGAGTAACTCCCGGAAAGCGTCGTAAGCAAGCCATGTTAAACTTTATCCGGCTATCCCAGATGGTAATGGCGGGTTCACGGGAATGGGCAAACAGTTCTGCCTTGGTGACTTGATAGCCCGCGAGGCTCACGAGTTCTTCCATTTCCTCCGGGTTGTTATCTAATGGTATGATGTTGTTAAAGTAATGTTCAGGTTGGTTCTCCATCGTCTGTACCAATTCCTCTCATAAGATTCTCAATTGACATTTGAAGTTGCTCCGGTGATGCGGAGGAGAACTGTTCCATGCCAGGGGCGAGAATGCTACTCGCCTGAGAGTTCCACTCAGTGTTGGGAGCGACATAATAAAATCCGTTTTCAAGAGCGTGTTCATAGAACCCGTCCCCAAATTCTCCGTCCCATCCTTCTGGGCAGAACTCCACTCGACGTCTTGCTTTTGATGCTTCACCACTCTGGGTGGGCAAGAGCGTGGCGGGGATGGCGTTTGGTAGATTAAACACAATAATCTGTTCCGAACCACGAGAAGCCCACGTGCCACGGATTTTATAGATATAATCCGGGTTCCAATTCATTATGCTGTAAAGTGCATTGCCGAAATGTTGACAGTTTAGGGTCTTGGAGTACACGGGCTTTTCCGGGTCCGGTCGCCATCGAATACTGTGAGCATCGCTCTTTTTGCATGGACGGATTGCAATGCGCCGTTCTGCGGGATGTAGGAGCAACTGAATATAGGCGATGTCACCGAACTTCTGAACGCAGAACTTGTTGAAGGAAATTCTCTCGTTTGAAATGTTAATAACCGGTCCCTCATAGCGAAGCTGAAGGAACTGGCTACGCACAACCTGGTAGCCATCAAGGTCGAATGCACTAAAGGCGGTTTTACTGATGACCTTTGTACGGCTCGGCTGCCGAACGCTATTAGAAATATCATAATAAGTGCCGGGGTCATCATTAACCCAATGGTGGTTGATGGGAATAAATCCCCGAAAAATACCCTCGTCAATAACGTGAAGAAGTGGAAGCCCTCCGCGTACATGATGCTTTCGATTTTGCAGAAGCACTTGCACGGCCTCAAACTTCTCCACGCTGACGATAGGCTCGTGGTGTTTCGTATAAAGATATTGGTCTCGGTCTTGATTATTCCTTTTGTGCTTGTGTTCGTAAAGGTCTGCGGTGAAGGTCTTCCAGGTAAGAACGCTACCGCAATACCGCTCATTGGTAAGGATGTAGCCTATCGAGCCACTATTCCACTCGGTGCTGCCGGACTTCGTTTCACAGCCAATGTCCGTGAGCAACGAAGCAATCTGCTCCTGTGGCCATCCTGCAAGATACGCATCAAAGATAAAGCGGACAATCTTTGCCTCACTCTCGTTTACTTCAAGGGGAGCATATTTGATATATCGTCCAGTTACATCCTTGGGTCGGTCATAACCCAAAGGTGCTGGGGTCAGCAGCTTACCATCCTTGAACCGCTGTTGCAATGACCAGTTCATAGCTTCACTCTTTTTTACGGACTCCTCCTGGGCAAAGGTAGCCAGGAAGGAGAGCATAAACTCGGTGTTCTCCGAAAGCGTATAGAGGTTATCTGTTTCAAAAAATACACCTACTGGTGGGGATAAGCCCTTCAGCATACGGATGAGGGAGATGCAGTCTACCAGATTTCTCGCAAATCGGGATACGCTTTTTGTGACGATAAGGTCATACTTTCCGCGTTGGCACTCGGCTATCATCTCATTGAACTGATCTCTGTTTTTCAGAGAAGTGCCGGATATGCCTTCATCAGCATAAATGTGCTTTAGTTCCCAGTTGGGGTGATCCTCGACCAACTGGCGGTAGTGTGCCTGTTGCAACTCAAACGAGGATAACTGCTCGTCATTGTCCGTTGAAACACGGCAATATGCACACACACGATAAATATGTCCTTCACCATACAAATCCGCTTTCGGTTTAGCCGGAATATAGGTTTTGGTGCTTTCGTCCACCCTCCGATAAACCGCTCGGATCTGCTCCTTCGATTGGATGTCTGCCATAAAACTGCCCTCTTACTATTCTGCGGAACTTTTCGGGATTTGCCAGTACCACGCACCATCCCTTTTGATGGACTTAATACCCATCAACTTTTTGGTGTTCAGTATAGTCCGTTCACTGATATTTTCTTTGTTAAACAGGGTATGAATTTCAGAAACGGCAACCGGGCCATCGGCAAGCATTACACTAAGGATATCTGCTGCTCGTGCCTGCTTTGTCATTTTCTCCTGCACATAATACGTTGTATCATCACTGGGGTATTTTTCCGGGTCAATATCCAGCCATTCTAATTTTCGTGAAGAATCAATGGAAAAGAACAGGTCTCTCCCTTTGGGGGCAAGACTACTTTTCACATGATGTACAACGGAGATGGCATCGTCTTGTAAATGCTCAATCTGTATCACGCTTCTTGCCGTGGCGACCAGGTCTATGCTACCCAGGCTACGATACAACTCTTTTGAATTTTGTTTCTTATTAAGGTGACCAATCAACACAACTGCACAATCATACATTGCAGCCCACAACGAAAGCTGTCGCAGAACCTTTCTCATCCCGGAGGCACTTGCTATGTCCGCTTCTCCGAGGTATGCCTGAATCGGATCTATGACCAACAGCTTTGCATTGAAATCTGCAATTGCTCTACGGACGGAATCGTCATTGAGCGTTACCCAATTTATCTCCTCGTCCAAAAATGCTACATTGGCGCAGTCAGCACCGGCGGCATTTAGGCGAGGTTTAATTGTATCGCTCAAACCATCCTCGGAGCATTGATAAATCACGTGCATCGGTTTTTTAAGCTTTCTGCCGTCCGGGGCAATGCTTCCGTTTGATACGGCAGAAATAATGCTCATCATCAATGTAGATTTACCACAACCAGGGTCACCCTGTATCAAAGTGATTTTTCCAAATGGAATATACGGGTACCACAGCCAGTCAACAGCCGTTTCTGTTACACTGCTGTATAATTTTAATTGACCATCACATAAACCAAGCATCATAGTGTCCTTTCTGTCACGCCAGACTACAGTCACGATGAAAGTGATGCCAATATTATAAATTACATCGTTGCACTTTACCATAAACCAGGAATTACGCTTCTTGTGGTGTGTAAAGTAGTAATTTACATTTTTGCAAGGATGCAAACTGCCGGGTACGTGTTTGCATTGTAACCTTGCATTCTTAAAATACACAGCCTTGATATATTTTGGGCGTAGAGTTAACATACGATAACCTTGTTGGCCCCCTTAAAGGAGGATGAAATGCTGGATTGTCAAAGTATCGGAGCAAGAGTAAGGCACCACCGGAAACAGAACGGCTTATCGCAAGAAGAACTTGCAGAAAAAGCCGAAACGAGCAGAGTTTACATTAGCAATATTGAAAGGGGCGAGGCTGCACCAAGCCTTGAGGTATTACTCAGCATAGCAAACGCACTTAACGTTTCAGCGGATGATTTGCTTGCGGGTAACCTTTTATCAGCAAACACGAACAGCACAGAGGAAGAAATGGACATCCTTTTCGACTGTTCGCAAGAGGAGAGTCGCATTCTTTTGGAGAGTATGAAAGCTATCAAAAGGGTTCTCCGGGGCTATAAGATAACAAAATAAAAAAGATAGGGCCAGCAAGGCGCATCTGCACTCCTCAAGGGGGTGCTATTTGCGTTACGCGCCAGGGGCACCTATCTGAAACCGCCTCGTTACCATCAGATCGTGGTAGCGAGGCGTTATTGTTTAAGCCTGAACTTCTATCGCTGTACCATTCTTAAAGCGGAATGCAATTCTGTCATTTGCGTAAACTGTGGCCGTTTCCAAAAGGCTGATCCACAACTCATCGTCCCAGGTTTCAAGGACGGTGGGTTGTTTTTCTATCGAGGCAACGAAGATGCGAATTTCTCGATCTCGTTGCATCCGGCGCTCACGCTCATCGGTTGCCAGCTTCAGCTTGTCCATAGCTTTTTCGTAGCGTTTGACGAGCCGATTATACTTCCTTGCGTATTCCTCTTGGGATTGCTTCGTGGATGCATTTTCCTTGATGCACTGGCTGACCAGTTCTGCCACAACCTGGATTTCCTCGTTCAACGCATCGATTTCGGCATCAAGTTCGGTGCAATCGCTAACCAAGAGCCTCATCTCCTCGCAGGCTTCCAACACCTGTTCACGAGTCCCCATAAGAATGTTGTATGCTTTGAGGAACATCTGCTGAATGGTCTCTGTATCCAGGGTTGGGGTTTCGCACTTGGCTTCACCCTTGAACTTGGAATTGCATCTCCAAATAGTGCGACGATACTTGTCGGTGGAGTGCCACACCTTTTGACCGTAGAACCCTCCACAATCACCGCAGATAAGTTTGCTGGCGAAGATGCTTGAACCGCTGTAGGCGCGTCCCAAGGTCTGTCGGCGGGCAATTTCAGCTTGGACCATGTCGAAGTCTATCGCACTCACAATTGCCGGATGGCTGCCCTCAACGTAGTACTGTGGGACTTCGCCCTCGTTGAGCTTCTGCTTCTTGGTTAGGAAATCCACCGTGAACTTTTTCTGTAGCAAGGCATCCCCCTTGTACTTCTCGTTCTGAAGGATGCTCATCACTGTAGTCTGACTCCAGTTGGACTTTCCGCTCGGAGTTGGAATGCCCAGCCCCTCAAGATGCTTACAGATACCCGCAGCCGTTTTGCCTTGAAGGAACAGCTTGTAAATCAAGCGGACAACCTCGGCTTCTTTTTCATTGATTACGGGAACACCACCCTCGCCACGCTCATAGCCGAGAAAATGCTTGAAAGGCATTGTGACCTTGCCGTCAGCAAAACGCTTACGCTGACCCCAGGTGACGTTCTCGGAGATGCTCCGGCTTTCTTCCTGGGCGAGGCTCGACATAATGGTGATTAGCAATTCACCCTTGCTGTCAAAGGTGTAAATGTTCTCTTTTTCAAAGAACACCTCAACGTGATGCTCCTTCAGCTTACGAACGGTCACCAGGCTGTCAACGGTATTACGGGCAAATCGACTCACGCTCTTGGTCACGATCAAATCAATCTTCCCGGCAAGGGCATCCTCGACCATCTGGTTAAAACCCTCACGGCGTTTCGTGTTCGTACCGGAAATACCCTCATCGGTGTAAACCTTGACGAACTCCCAATCGTCTCGCTTTTTGATGTACTGGGTGTAGTAATCAATCTGGGCTTCGTAGCTTGTAAACTGCTCATCGCTATCGGTGGAAACACGGGCATATGCTGCGACCCTTCGCCTTGCAATGGAAGCGGTCGGTAAAGCCGTGAACTTGTCTTTAGTGGCCGGAATGACCTTTATTGCTTTTGCCATTGTGCTTGACTCCTTTCGTAGGCTCGTTGTCTTGCGTTTTCTCTTTTTTCAGCAGTCCAGGAATTTGCCCTTGAAGGGTCTTCCCAAATGCGAGTCACCACACTTCCATCGGTTAAGTGGAAGCGGAGCGTGTTGCCGTCATCGGCTATAATTTTCTGGATGTCTGCGGGGTTGCTGACCACTTCAGCCACCAACGCATCCAGGACTGTTTCCGGTATCTGCTTGGATGCACAGAACTTCTTCCCCCTGGTATTGAATGTGGCACAAATCCACACGACCCTTGCGGAGGTGGTCTTTCGGCGATAGTTCTTACCGCACTTGGCACATTGAATCAGCCCTGTGTAGAAGAATGTAGGCTTGGCTGGGGGCGTGGCTTTTCGGTTGCTCCCACGGCGTTCAATCTCGTTTTGAACCGCCTGCCACTCATCCATCGGAATGATGGCTTCGTGGGTATCTTCGGCAAGGTAGCGCGGTCGCTGTCCGGTGTTTTTGAGAATTCGCTTGGTGATGTGGTTTTCTCGATAGGTCGTCTGCAGGAGCAAGTTTCCCGTGTAGCAGTAGTTGCGGAGAATCTTGGCAATGGTCTGCGGATGCCAAATAACCCCGTGCATCTGCGTAGGAATGTTGTCCTCGTTCAAACCCGCAGCGATGCGGTTCGGACCCCAGCCACCGAGGTACTCCCTGAAAATCCGGCGGACAAGATCCGCTTCTTCCGGGATGATGTAGTATTGCCCATCTCTCATTCGGTAGCCAAGCATCCGACCGTTCCAGGGCATCCCTTCCTCGAAGTTCTTTTTGATGCGCCATTTTTGGTTCTCACTTGCAGATCGGCTTTCTTCCTGGGCGTAGGATGCCAGGATGGTCAGCATCAGCTCACCATCCGCACTCAAGGTGTGGATATTCTGTTCTTCAAAAAAGACATCCACCCCCAACGCTTTGAGCATACGCACGGTTTCAAGAACCGTTAGAGTATTGCGGGCAAAGCGGGAGATGGACTTGGTCAGTATCATATCAATTTTTCCGTCACGGCAATCAGCCAACATTCGCTGAAAGTCAGCACGTTCTTCCTTAGTGCCAGTTATGGCTTCATCGGCATACACACCGACAAATTCCCAACCATCCTGTTTTTGGATCAGTTCATTGTAGTAGCTGACCTGGGCAGATAAGGAATGGAGCATTGCATCCTTACCGGATGAAACGCGACAGTACGCTGCGACTTTCTTTTTGCTCTGCAATCGTGGCGGATGAGCAACTTTAGTTACTTTTTTCGGCATTATAACACCTCCTTCACAGGTTCTATATTACCTCTAAAAGCACTATTTATCCAGTCAATATCGCGATATAAACTGATAGAATTGATACCAAATTTCCCGCACATTTTTGTCTCTATTATGGTATATTCCCGTTCGTTAATCAGCCCTTTTGAGAGCATCAAACGGGCTTGAGCCATAGCCGATTTATAGCCCAGAAGTGCCTGGAAAGTCTTATCGTCCATCACCAGCACCCCTTTCTCGATAGCACTCCTGGGAGCAGAATTTGCGGTTTGCACCAACATAGTCCGCGAACACCTTTCCGCAGGTTGGGCAAGTGTGCGTTGTTATTTTTTTGCTCACACGCTCCTTGCGGTGCTTATTCCACCAGGCTTGCTTACAGGCGTCACTACAGAAAAGGCGAGGTTTCGCACCGGGGGTGTCGGTCAATTTCCCACCACAGTTCTTGCATACGGGCTTGTTAATCGTGGCGTCGGTCACCATTTTATTTCTGCGACAGAAGGTTTTGATGGTGTTCACCGGGATACCGACCTCCTGGGAGATTGCAGCATAGGTTGCTTTCTGCTTTCGCATAGATATGATTTTATCTTTTTGAGCCGTTGTCATAGTTTTTCCTCCGTTCTGAGGGGTTACCTCACTTCGCCACCGAGGAAAAAAAGTGCGTTTTGGCGGATAAT